CTACCCGGCCACAGAAGCCGGATCGGTTTTGCAACTATTTTGCACCCCATTTTGCACATCGCCGTTCGGGGTCCGTTCGCGCAGACGGACCACCTTGTCGGCCCCGTCGTCGGCCATCCTGATTCTGTCGGCCTGACGGCGGTATGTGGCGAAGGAATGCGGGCTCGCGTGGCCCAGCATCGCCGCCCCCTGCGCATCCGTCCAACCGGCCAAGGCCCCTTCGACGCCGAAGGTGTGGCGCAGGCCGTGGACCCCATATCCCGCACTGTCGATCTTCTCTGCCCTGTAGAGCCGGGTGACGAGTTTGCGCAGCTCCAGCGCAAAGCCGTCCTCGGAGTATTTCAGGCCGTCCATGTTGTAGGCCAGGATCAGGCCGTTCTTCGGTGTGCCGTCCAACCATGCCTTCAGGGCCGGGTCCTCGGGCATATCGACCGGCACCTTGCGCTTGCCCGATAGCCAACAGAACCGCCCATTCCTGCGCGCGCCCTGCGTCAGCTTCACGATGTCCCCGCGCCGCGCTCCGGCGTAGCGGCCAATAGCGACCCCGCGCGCCAGCCCAAACCGCTTCTCCGTTACAGCCGCCTCGATCACAGCGGTGACGACGCTCTCAGGCCAGATCAGGTGAGGCTCGGCGGCGTCGTGCGGCCTGCGGACCTGTGGGATCAGCGAGAACGGGTCACCGCCTTCGATCTGACGGGCGATGATGCAGGCCTTCAGCACGTTCTTGAGGATTTGCAGGCGGACGTTCGCCGCGCGGTGGCCGCGCTTGGCCCATGCGTTCCTGAGCTTGTAGATGTAGTCGCTCTCGAAAGTGGCGACGGGGACCGAGCCGAAGTCCTCCTCCAGCTCCTTCAGGATCAGGCGGTATTCGTACTTCGTGGAGGCCGCGAGGCCGGTGAAGTCGGGATTGTGCAGCTCATACTCCCGCAAGGCCCCGCGCAGCGTCCCCGGTAGCGCTCTGGGCTTGGCGGCGGACAGGATGGCCTCGACCTCCCGCGTCAGCTCAGGCGAGCCCCACGGGCTTTGCAGGCGCACGGCGGGCTGGCCTCGCTTTCGGAAGTAGAGCCGTTCGACCCCATCCTTGCCGACCACCCGGTTGACGTTGCGCATGATGTCCCCGCTCATCGCGCGCGCCGTTCGGCTTTCTCAAGGGCGGCTTGAGCGAGATCGACAACGGGCGCGGTGTCCTTTGGGTCGCCCCGCGCGGGGAGTCTGTCAACCAGGGTGTCGAGATCGCGCTTGCGCCAGCGGGTGACGCGGGCCCCCATGTCCACGGGCGCCACGCCATAACGGCCGGCAAGCGCCTGAAAGGTGACGGGGCACACCGAGCAGTAGGCGGCCGCCATGTCCGAATCCATCAGTGCGGGCCAGTTCGGCAGTTGGTCTAGCCGCTGACCCCGGTGTTCTTGGGTAGGGGACGGCGCGACACTTTTAGACATCCCCTGTCTCCTTGGGAGAGGGGCGGGGGTCCGGCCACAGACCGTCAGCCTTGAGCTTTGCGATCATCGCCGTGTTGCGGGCGTGCGCGATGGCATTGGGACAGGTCTGGGCGGTATAATCTCCCATGGGACAGCGCGAGTAGTCCGGCGACGCCTTGTCCACCCAGAGCCGGTACACGTCCAGCCAGCAGACGCCGCAGTAGGCGCTGAACTTGCCCGTCACGTTCTGCAGCGGCTTCAGCTCGGGAATCGAGGTCTCCACCCTACTCATCGCTATCCCCTTGTCGGAGGGTGGGCTCACGAGCCTTGTCAGAGACCGCGCGATAAGCGTGAAGGCAGAACGCGGCGATGATCAGTGCGACGCCCGGCACGATGCCGAGGATCGGCCTGCCGATTGCGGCCCCCAAGAATATCGTCGCGCAGCCGGCCCAAAGGAGGATTCGGGGAACAGTCACCCCCTCTCCATTCTGTCGGAAGGATGGGTTAGTCGGCATCACCCTTCCTCCTGCTGAGGTGGGGGCGGGGAAGAATCGGGTTCATCCGTTGCCAGATTGCCGGCACTCGCTTCGCTCGGACTGCTAGGCTGCGCTTCGCTGGAAAAGGGCGCGGTGAAGACGATGCAGGATTGTCCTGACGCGGCTCCGCAATGGAGGCACGAGCCATCCGCCGCGCAGACGTTGGAGTGACAGCGCATAGCCCGTGGCGCGTCGTAGTCCTGGCAGAGACGCTCGATCGCGCTCATGTGTCGGCCTCAACGCGGACGAGCGAGACACGCCATGTCACTTCGGCGTTGTCGGGAGCATCATGGTAAGCGGCATACGCTTGCCTTATTCGCCCTAGCGCCTCCTCCAGCGCGCCGAGCGGCGTACGATTGGCGCGGCATTGCGGGGTGATGTTCTGGACGCTGGCCGGGATTTCACTCGCCATCCTCTCGCTCCTCAATTTCTGCGATGCAGGCCATCGGCGAGTCCGCGTAGCCGCAGCGGTTATCCTCGGGACCGTCGTAGTCGTCGTGGACGTAGGACCACGCGAATTTCTGCCAGTTGCTTATCGGCGGCAGGGGGTCGGTCGGTTCGATGCGCCATTTGCCGTAGCGCAAGCTTTCCAGCGGAGCGCTGCTTTGCAGTCGGGCCGAAGGCCGTGCCTCCGCTCTTTCAACGGACGTATTACTCATCTCCTTTTACTCCATGAGCCTTGAGAGCGGCGCGGGCCTTTTTCCCGAAGTCTGTAAACACGTCGCCGCATTTGTGATTTCCGGGGTTAGAATAAAACCTCAACGCCTCCACCAGCTTCTCCTCTCCTGCTGGGCGGGAGGCGAGGGCGGCTTCCACGAGTTGTTGGATTTCCGCCATGTTCCACATCAGCGTGGGCACGTCAGTGTCGCCCCAAGGGCCGTCAACACGCTGATCGCCCTCGTATAGGCGCCAAGCATCCAGGCCGCGCACAAGGCGGTAGCGCGCCAAGGCCCTCGCCACCTCTTCTCGTGAAGGTCTGTTACCCTGAGGGGTGGGGGTATTAGGGTCTATCCCGGAACCTTCATCAGCACCCTGCGGCGCACGGGAGCCCATATCCCGTGCTGCCTCGTAGGCCAGCGCCCACCGCGTGATCCGATCTCTGACGCTCTGGTCCCAGTCGGACCAATCGCCCGTCGCGCCACAGGTTATGGCGCGCGCCTCGTCAAGCAGCGTAAGCAGCGACGGCAGAGCGTTCAGTGCCCCGGCAATCAATTCGGCCTCGGCCTGGCCGCAAGCGTCGCTTAGGAGAAACGGTTGCCAACCCTCCGGCTGCTTCGCCGCACTCACCACCCAATCAGAGGTTTCTTCGATCCACTCGGCAGCGTACGGTCCTTTGACCCGCACCCTCTCCAGTAAAGCGCTGAGTTGGGGCGAGGACGGGATATGGGTTCCCGTCTCCGCGCACGGCAACTCCGGGATCGAATACTTATCTTCTACTCCCCCCTGAGGGGTGATGTGGTTGAGGAGGGCGCGGATAGTTGCTGCGCTAGCCAATTCTTCGGCCGCTCGTTTATCCCACACCGAGTATTCGCAGTTCGCAACGCAGGTCCGATGATAACCGGCAAACCGATTGCCCGCCTCCTCGAACTGCGCGGCAAGCTTCCCCGCATGCTCCAACACTTCTGAGACATCTTCAGCCATGGGGGTTCTCTGGGGTTTGGGTGGCTTTTGAAATGGCGGCCTTGAACTGCGCGTAGCTCCGCGTACTCTTGGCCTGACCGGCCTCCAGCAGATCAGGCGCGGCGGCTATCAGGCGGGCATTGGCGAGAGCGTCAGCGCGCCAGCCATTGACCGTGCCGATGGCTTCGCCCGTGCCGGAGGCTCCATAGATGGTGTGCATGGTGTCGCGCCGGGCGAACTGCACAGACCAAGGCCCAGCCGTATGCTTCACCTCTTCATTCACTTCCATGGTGGGATACCTTCCGCGAGGGCTCGAACCCCCGGCCCTTCAGGGGGCGGTTGCTAGGCGGGAAAATTCCGAGATGCTTTGCCCGGATGCGGTTGGCCTTGGCCTTCGCGCTCACGTCCTCGCGGGTTTTCTCCCGGTGGGCCTGACGAAGGACAGGCTGCAGGTTGTCTTCCGAGTGCCGGCCGCCCATTACCAGCGGGATGCGGTGATCCAGGTCCCATTTATCGCCGGGCATGATCTTGCGGCCGGTGAGCGCGCAGATGCCCTTGTGGGCCTCGAAGACGCGCAATCGCACCCGTGGCGGGATCGCCGTGTCGTCGGTCTTGCCGATCCAGAGCGGGACGCTGCGGGTCATGCGGCGGCTCGCTTGCGGAGCTTGCGAGCCTGCGCCTCGACCTCGGCCAGCGTGAGCAGAGCGGGCTTCATGTCTGGCGTCGCATCGTCGTAGGCCGGGCGCCGCTTGTGTCGTCCACCATTCAGCGCCGGTAGGAGCGCGCGGGAGATGGGGCGCCAGTTAGCCGGGTCGGTATTGTTGCGGTCGCCGTCCAGTGCCTTCAGGCAATGACCCTCGGGAAGCGGCCCGTTCACCGCCTCCCACTCGATCAGGTGCACTGCCCGCCAGCGGCTTTGCAGCGGCAGACCGTCGTGTATCTTGCGCTCCAGGTAACCGTCTTTGCTGACGCGCTCCGAGCCTATTGGCTTGTAGAGCTTAACGGCAACACCCCGACGGACCCCTTTGACGAACTGCGTCTTGCGGGCGTTCGGGTGGCGACCGCCGACCCCCTCGGGGCAGGTCTTTCCCTTGTTGGCAGGCTCCTGGCCCTTGGCGAACTGGCCCGTGCGTCCGGTCTTCCACCCCTTGCGTTTGCGGAGCGCGTGGAGATTAGCGGCGGACACGTCCTGGCGCCCGAACCGGGCGCTGAAGGCGATATGGTAATCAGCGATGGGAAGTTGGCGGTTGGCTTCGAGCCATGCCATTTCCTCGGCGGCGTAGCTTATCCAGCGACCCTTCATTCCCTCGCCCCCTCGATCATCGGAAGGTGCGGGCGCATCCGTTCGTGGTTCGCCAGCAACGTCACCGCCTTGAGCTGAAGGTCGGCGTTGCGCACGATCTGCTCGGCGACCGCGACAACCGCTTCAGTGCGCTTGACCTCCTGCTCGATCTGGTCGGCGGTGAGGTCTTCCTCGGAAAGCCGCTCAAGCTGGGCGAACAGGTGATTGTTCAGGTCTGAGAGTTTGTTTTTCATCCCCCCGCCATCCCTGGTTCACGGGTTGGTTCAGAGACGGAAAATAGTTCATCCCGGAGTTGCCCAGTTGGACGCCCCCAAGAGGCGCCACCCGATAGGTCAGGGCGCATCAGCCCACCCTCCCCATCGCCCGCATGTCGCTCTGCTGGGTGCGCCATGCGTCGATGATGGCGACGGACGCCTCACGTCGGTCGCGTTCGGAGTGGTAGGACTCGGCGACCAACCGGAAGTCAGCCAGCGCGCGCTCATATTCCGGGGACGCCAGCGCGCTCGCCTGACGTTCGCCCACGGTCTTCCCGTTAGCGGCCAACTCGGCTTTGGCGAGGATCACCTTCAGGTGCTTTTCGGCGAACTCGTAGGCGGCGCGCGAGGCCGCGTGCTTCTGCGACTTCAGCACCTCAAAGGCGTGTTCGACGTGGGCGTCTGGAATCCGGATCATCAGGCCGCCTTCGCAAACTTGGCGGTCAGGGCCTCTACCTTGGCGTCGATCTCGGCGAGGAAGTCGGAGACTTGCTGTTCAAGGTCGAGGATCAGGCTGAGGTCGCGCGGCACCCGCTGGACGAACATCTGCATGTTCTCCGGCAGGCGAGGGTCGAAGCTGACGAAGTCGCACCACTCGCGGCCGGTGCATGCCATTTGCCACATCATCTGCGTGACGTATTTCTGGGCGATGGGCTCGCCGAGGAGGGTGTCCAGGTGCGTCGCGGTGTTCGGGCACTTGATCTCGATCAGCCCCACATTCCCGACCAGCCCATCAGGACTGGCGCCCGTCATGGCGATCTCCGGATGGTCGATGAATGCGACCTCCGTAACCAGAACCCCATGCCGGTTCTGGTATGCTTGCCGGGCGACAGGCTCGCACAGTGTCCCGTGCTGCATGGCGGCGTTGGTGAAGCTGGGGGCCGTGCAGCCGGTCAGCCGTTCGGCGATGAGTTCAGCGGCGTAGTTGGCGCGAGAGGCGCTGTAGCCGGTCTTGGTCCTGGCGATCACATCGGCGACACGGGAGGCGGTGACCTTGCCGCAGCGCGCCGCGAACCATTCTTCGGAGCCCTGGATCATTGGGTCAGCTCCAGTTCGCGGGCCGCGCGAAGCCCTTCGATGTCGGCCAGCCGCTCCGGGTCTTTGGCGTCAAGGTCCGCCAGCAGGCCGGAAGCCAGCTTGAAAGCCTTGTCCAGATCGGCGCGGGTCTTGACCTCCTTGAGCGTGATCTCCAGCCGGTCAGCGCGCTCGCTGAGCGTCGGCGGCCCCTTGGGTTGCTCGGATTGCTGTGCGGGCTTCTGGGCGGTCTGGCGCGGCCCGGAGGCGGCGTTGCCGTCGTCATCCTCGGGCGCGATCCCGGCGAGCCCCTGAAGGGCGTAGCGGCGAGCGTATGTGATCGCCGAGCCGACGCCCTGGGGGTCACTTTTGGACGGGCGCAGGCCCAGCACCGAGCGGATGAATCCACCGCTTTCGTGCAGCAGGACCGTCTCAACCTCGACCAGACCGCCATCCGAGTGCGGCGGCTGCATCAGGCCAAAGCCGTTCTTGTGCAGGGCGGGAAGAACCGCTTCCACCACGGCGGCCAGGTCGGCATACTTGCTCTTGAACGCCGGATTGGTGGCGGTCTTGAGCACGTCGCCCATGGCCTTCTGAGCCTTCAGGAAGGCGGGGAACAGAACCTTCGGGTCGCCGATGAATTCGACGCCGTTCAGGATCGTTGAGGGCTCACTGACTATGGCGTTCATCCCGGTATCTCCATCAAGGTAAAGGCGAAAAAGGCGAGGGTTGTTAGGAAGTAGAGGCGGGGGATCATGGTTGACCCCGCAGCTTCCACCCGCCACCCTTTGATGACGCGAGCCCTTCCCGCTTCAGGGCGGGGAGAAACGCGTCGTCGATCAGCTCGCCGTTTGAGGCTTCGACCCAATAGGCGCGCCACAGGCGGCGGATAACGCGCCAGAGCTTTTCATTCTCGCGCTTGAGTTCTTCTTCCGTCACGCCGCCACCTGCTGAACCTGACGAGGCCGATAGACCCGCCTGCTGGTGGTGAGGTGCTGGACCTCCCGAACCTCTACGAGACAGCCGTGGTGAGCGCGTCTTGCTGCTTCACGCTTGGCAATGTCGAGATCGGGAGAGGTATAGACTGTGATCCCGGTGGACGTGACGACGTGATAGTCTGTTGCAGCACAGTCCATCTTTCGGGGTGTGGGGCTGTTGTGGGTTAGGGTCATTTGGGGGCCTCCACTTTGGCGATGGCGGCCTCGGCGGCTGTAATCCACGACTGGCACGTCACGCGCGCCGAAGCGGTTTGGTCCTCCGGGCGGTAGCCTTTTGCCAAGGGCAGGATGAGGTTGATCGCAGTGGCGAGTTCCCCGAGATCGGCGCGAAGTGCGTTCGCCTCCTGACGGGCTAGCTGCGCGGCCCGCTCACTAGAGTGGATGCGTTCGGCGATGTTGAACCTCGCGTTGTCGCAGAGGTAATCCTGCGCGGTTTCTAGAACGCGTGCGTAGAACTCGTCGGCGGCCTTGCGGGCGAAGGGCTCGACGCGGGCGGCGATGGCGGCCATGGCTTCGTCGGCTACCGCTTCCCATTCCAGCGGAGTGCCGGGTATCGGGGCGGCGTCTTCCGCCGCATCGCGAGAAACAACGGATGCACTACTAGACATTCCCATCCTCCATTCCCCTAGAAGCAAGGAGAGCTTCAAGGTCTTCATCTGTGATTTCCCCGCGCATCCTTTTCAGGACGTTGCTTTCCATTTCCCGGATGCAGCGGGGCGTCGGCGCGAACATCTCAAACAGCATCGTGCTGAAGGGGCTCATGTTGTCGTTCATTGCTGGCCCTCGATGCAGAAGCTGCAAGGAGCGCTGAGGTGGCACGAGCAAGCGTCCGCCAATCGGTCTCGCGTGACGTACCGGTCGTAGGAGCGCTCAGCCTCGGCAGCCAGCGCCTTGATGCGAGGCCATGCTTCTTGGAGTTTGGCGAGGGCTGTTCGCCCGGCTCGGATGTCCCGCTCCCTCAGGTCGCAGGTGCGTTGCGCTTCGCTCGTTCTGACCCACGTCTTGAGGGACTCTACCGACGCCAGTCCGCTCTCAAGCGCTGTGTAGATGTCGCCCAGCCTGATATCTGATACGTTCATGCCCCCACCGCCAGCGTCTTGAGGATTTCCAGCGCCATCAGCTTTGCTGTCTGAGGGTTCAAATCCACCGACCCCTCAGGGCTGTTGATCGTGAACCATCCACGCGGGTAGGCGATGAGTTCGAAGTGGTCTTCCGCCGTCTGCTCGACGTTCATCAGGGAAGCGTCATGGGGTGAGCGGCTGGACAGCAGCTCGTGCGAGCGCTCCACCTTGCGGGCGGGGTAGGTTGATCCGTCGGCCATTACGCGGCCTCCAGCTTGGCGATGGCGGCTTTACATAGCCTCCATGCGTTTGCCGCCTCCGGGCTGAGCGCGTCGCTGTCAGGGCCGTCGTAGTGCTTGCTCAGGTATTCGTCGTGAGCCTTGCAGGCCCTGATGGCGTCAGGCGCGGTAGCCACCAAGCGCGCATCCGCTTCGCGGACATCCAGCGGTCCAAATCCTAGGCCGGCTATGAGCTTATCGTTGCCGCCGTCCCGAGTAGCCCAAATGCGCACCACGCCATCAATGCTCTCAACGTGCCATGGCCCCGGGGTTGAATTGGCGGTCATCACGCAGCCGCCTTCAGGAGAAGGCCCTCGCGGATGCGGCGCCATTCGCCATCGACCAGGGACAGCGCCTGGAGCCCGCGCAACGTGCAGGCGCCCGCATAATCACGGCGGGCGCTGATAAGCGCGGCGCGATCATTAAATCGCTCCGTCACCCACCCGCCGCCCAAGTCCACGCGCAGCTTGAAGGCGGGAATGCGCTTGGTTTCGGTTGCGTCGGCCATCTGCCGTCCTCCTCAGGTGTTGAGAGGAGTGTGCATAACGCACAGCATGGTGTCAATCAGAAATGTGCATAATGCACAACTCTGTCACGTGCCGCGTCCAAACCGCGAACCAAGGGTGATTCCCCCGCGTACTTTTATGGCTAACAAATAATGTCGGTTATCCGCACGACCCGCAGTTGCGCGATTAGTCGCAACATACCGCTACGGAACGTGTTACAATTGGAGCCAGCCACAAGAGCGGCGTGTTCGGGACTTATTAACGTCTCGTTGACATGCCTTATATGTGGCTTAATGGTGCAACCCTAGAGGGGTGACATGTCCTATCCGACCACGATCCGCGTTGGCCTGCTGCGGAGCCGAAAGACAGGCCTTATCGCCGCCGTCAGCGATGACCTTCCCGGGCTGATGACGGTCGGCAAGACCATCGAGGACATCGAGGAGCGGCTGCCGGCCGCGATCTCTCAGCTCATCAAGGCGCAATACGACGCCGACGTTGAAGTCGAGCTGGTGGACGGCGATGACGAGGGCTTCTTCTCGCTCGGCGAGCCGCGCATCCTGGAGCTTCATGCTGCGTGACTGTCGAGGACTTCTGGGCGGCCGTGAGGGCCCTTGGGCTTAGAAACCCAACTCGGGGTAGCCCAGACCTCGATTACATCTGCACCACCAAAGAGGGGCAGGCCACACACGTGGCCGACCCCGAGAAGCTAGAGCCAGACGACAGGGCTGAGGTAGTCCTGCTGCTTCGCCAGCGCCACGGTGACTTGCACTAGCCACCCTCACTGAACAGGAAGGGCGGGGGCCTTACAGGCCGCGTCAACCTTCTGGGCCAGGTCGAAGTCGCCGGCCTTCAGCGCGTAGTTCCGCGCATCCTCACAGTTGCCCGCAGCGATCATTGCCCCGGCCTGCCGTTCGCGCTCGGCGCGTTCGGCCTCTGCCGCCTGCGCCTGACGCTGTTGTTCGGCCATCGCCCGTTGCTGCCGCGCGCGGTTCAAGGAGTCGAGCATCTGCTGGCTCTGGTTCCAGCCGTTCTGATAGGCGTTGTTATAGGCGGTCCACGGCGCTGGCGCGCTTGTCCACGGGTCGGGTTGTGTCGTGCTGCGGCAATAGGTCTGCCCGTAGCTCGTATAGCAATTGGTGTTGGTGGTCTGGGCGACGGCCGGCGTTGCTAACAGCACGGCACAAGTCGCGATAGCCGCTTGCCTCATGATGCCCCTCTTGGAAGATAGTGGATGGTCACCCGTTCGTGCCCGTGCGCGCCGCCTCTATACGCCTTCGCATCGGCCCCTGTTGTCGGGTGTGGTCACGCCACATTTCCAACAGGGCAGGGGGCACAGCGGCGGGATCAACATCCAAGATGCTTCCTGCCGTAGTATCCAAGGCGGCGCCGAGCTTTGCGAGCATTTTACCCGACACATCGAGGGTTCCGGCCTCCCAGTCGTCCACGACGTGCGCTGGAAAGCCAATCCGCTCGGCCAACTCGATGACGGTCATGTTCCGGAACAAGCGCCATGCGCGGAGAAAGTGGTCCGCACCGCCGCGATACTCCTCTGGCGTGAGATCCATCTCACCGCGAGCCCAGTCGGGCGGATTCTTTCCGTCCAGCAGCCACTCGACCGGGACACCAAACTTTTCGGCATACATGCGCGCCTGTCGCGTGATCCCGCGCGTACCGTTCTCGTGGTGCTGATAGGTCGTTTCCTTGACCGGGAGCTTTAAGCGCCGGACAGCCTCTGCCGCATTGGGTATGCGCCAGTGCTCGCGGGCGTGCCGAAGCCGCTCGCCCTGCGCCTTTGAACCCTTTTCGTCGCGGACTGTGCCCATCGCACAATTGTGGCCCAGCGGCGCTGTGCGTAGGGCACATTCTGACTTGACGGAGCGCTGTGCGTTATGCACACTCACGGCCGATGAGAAGCCATCTTCAAATTGTTCAAGATGCGGGGGGCTACCGGGAGGTGGCGCGCACATTGGGCCTGCCACCGGATCGCGTGCGCTTCTGGGAACGGCGCAAAAGCATACCTCCGACCGAATGGAAGCGCATCAGCGAGAGCGGGCTTGCCTCGCTCGATGAGTTGGCAGCGGCAGCGGCACAAGAGGCCGCCGCATGAGCATCTGGTTCATCCTCGGCTATCTCGCGGTCGGCTACGGCGTGATGTTCGGCGTCTGGTGGCTTGGCCTTCGTGCGCTTGAACACTTCGAAGGCCGCCGTCGCGTCGCTCGTCGCTTCACCCAAACACCAAAGGCCCCCTGACATGCAGCCGGGGGCGTCTGATCATTCCGAGCTGTCACGCGGGACGAAGTTCGCGACGATCTTCGGCGCGGCCCTTCTCGCGTGGGCGCTCGTCATCGCGCTTATCCTCTGGTGCCTGCCATGACCTCCGGCGCGCTACTCCCCCCTCGGCGCCCCGTGGAGCAGGGGTTGGTCTTAACCGGCCAACCCCAAGCTCACCATTCGGACCCCGAAGGCCCGCTTCCGAAAGGCCGTCGCCAGTCGCCGCAAACGACCGGCTGTAACTTCATCCGTAAGTCCATACTCGGCCGCCGCGTTGTCCAGACGCCGCGCGGCCTCAATGTATTCGCTCGGTTCAATGTAGGGGCTCGCCGCCCGGTCCACTTCGTCTCTCCCGTCCCAATTCGTTCCCACTGCTTAGGTGAACAACCATGACAGCAGTGGAGACGGACTTCATGCCCGCTGGTAGGCAACTTTTCGGTCTGGCGCCCGGTGAGGCGTTGGCCGAGATCGCGCGGCAAAAATACACGAGCGCCAAGCAGCTGGCCCGCGCCTGGGGGATTGACCCGACGACGGCCGCGAACGTGTTCAAGGGGCATTTGTCGGCCCCAACACTTGCGAAAGCCGTGGCGGCTGAAGGCTGGGGGCTATGGGAAGCGCTCGGCACGACACTGACCGGCGAGACCTACGAACAATACGAAGAGCGAAAACTCCAATCCATCATCGAACAAGCGGAAAACGCCCGTGAAAACCTTGTGCGCCTTCGTGCGCGGCGTGCGGCTTTGGCTGAGCGCGCCGACCAGTTGGACGGAATACCGAGCCGGTCAGCTCTTTAGCCTGCTCGGATATCGCCTGTTCAATCTCGGCGAGCGCGTGCTCGACCGGGCGATGCGCAAGTTGACACGAAACCGCTGAACTAACGGGGCAAGTCGCCACCCTTAACCGGCGACGGGGTTTTATGACGGGGTAGGGGCGATGAGCGCTCGCGGCAACACCAAAGACAAAGGGCCGCCATTTCCAGACGATGCCGACTTGCGCCCTTTTGTGGATGGCAAGTGGCGCGCCCGCTTCATGGATTGCCACTTCTGGATGGACCCCATCTATGACCGGATATGGCTACGCGAGAACGCGCTTCCTGATGGTGTGCGCTGGCTCGACATCGACATGCAGCGGATGCTGATTTTCGACCTGGATCAGAACGCCACGCAATTCCGCCGCCTTGCCAAATACGCCAACAAGCGAGCCCGCGAGTTGGAGAAGGCGGCCAAGTAATGATCCGCAACCTCCTCCTCTCCAGCCCCCGTAAGGCCAGAGACGCGGCCTATGCGGAACTGAGGCGCGCTTGGGAGCGTCGGGATAGCCGTCGGATACACACAGCCCAACAGCAGCTCGGTCAGGCAACCGCCCAACTTCTGGAAGCAGAACGCAGATGGGGGTGGGTTCGTGTCTAGCCCTGCCCGCCAGATCATGGCCGAAACCCGCCGCTCCAAATACGGCAACAAGCCCACTGAGGTCGATGGCGTCACCTTCTCATCGAAGAAGGAGGCCCGACGCTATGGTGAACTGAAGCTGCTTCATAGGGCAGGGGAGATATTCGACCTCCAAGTCCAGCCCCGTTTCCCTCTCGACGTGAACGGCCAGCCGATCTGCGCCTATGTCGGGGACTTCGCTTATCGCAAGGCCGGACAAGCCGCCCTGACGGTCGAGGACGTGAAGTCCCCCGTCACCCGCAAGAACCCCGTCTATCGCCTCAAGATCAAGCTCCTGAAGGCCGTGAGGGGGATTGAGGTGGTGGAGGTATGAGCTACGCCGCCATTTCAGAACAAGAGCGCAAAGACATCTACCGCAAGCTCGTTGAGCGATACGGCGTTGCTCGGGCCGTCGAAATCGTGGCCGGCAATGACCACGAGGCCAACGTCGATCTCCAGAAATGGCGCGAGATCGGCTCCAAGCGGGAGGGTGCGGCGTGAGCGGATGGGGCAAACAATGCGGGTCCGAGGCCCGGAAACTCGCCAGCGCCTTGGCCGCCCTCCACGGACTCACGCTGGACGACATCCGATCTCCGAAGTCCGGCCCGCGCCATGCGTGGCCTCGCCAGCACATCATGCACGCCCTGATCTCGACGGGCCGCTATTCCTACCCCGCCGTTGGAAGGCTGCTCAACCGCGACCACTCAACCGTCCACCACGGCGTCCGCGCCCATGAGCGGAGGGCGGGCGCGTGAGGCGTCAGCACACATGGCTTCACCTAGCCGACCGGATCGGGGTTGAACGGCGAACCTGCGTGGCCGTCTGCGTCTTTCTGAACATGGGAATTTCCAAGGCTTGGATAGCCCGCGAATTGACCGTATCGACTGATGTCGTCGAGCTAATCGCCAAGAACGCGACGCCGCTGCTGAGGCGGTCCAGGAAGGCGCGACCCGAGAAGGACAGCTGCGCCTACTGCGGCTCCCCCTACGAGCTGACCCGCGACCACGTCACGCCACGCTCGCGCGGCGGCGACAACGAACCAGGCAACCTCGTTTGGGCGTGCCGCAATTGCAATTCAGCGAAGGGCGACCGCACGCCCGAGGAATGGCTTGGGTGAGTGCGGTCAACTTTATCCAACGCTGCCTTGAAGCGGGAATGCCGATGGATATGGCGCTTCTCGCCGCTAAGGCATTCGAGCAGGAAATTGAGATCGTGCTCGACTTCCGCAAGTCGAAGGACCGCGCTCGTCAAGCCAAGCATAGAGCGAAGAAGGCGGAAGCGTCACGTGACATAACGTTAGGCGACGTGACTAACGTGACAGAGCGTGACCAAAAGGTTTCCCCCACACCCCCTTCTAAAACTAATCCCTCTGACGAGGGATATATAACTACACGCGAGGCTGATTTTTCGGCGTTCTGGGCGGCCTATCCCCGAAAGGTCGGAAAGGGGGCGGCCCGGAAAGCCTATTTCGCCGCCATCCGAAAAACAGGCGCCGATCCGCCGACGCTCAGCGCCGCCCTCGTCGCGGCAAAGGCGTTGGGTTTCGGGTTGGACCCTCAGTTCACCCCCCACGCCGCCACCTGGCTCCAGCAGGAACGCTGGCTTGATGAGCTCGAACCCATCCGACCAAGGCTAATCCATGAACGATCTGACCCCCTCCAACGCAAACGCGATCAGCTCGACAACGCCTTCTCCGGCTTTGAGGCTGCTACTCGACAGCGAGCACTCGAACGAGCGGGCGGTTAGGGAGATCGCCCAGTCCGCCAAGCTTCTGGCCGAGGCGAGGGCGGCGCTCCCGACGCTGGAGGCCCAAGCCAAAGCCCCGGCTGGGGACGAGGGCGTTGGGCGGGTGGTCGGCAAGCGGCTGGCCCTGTTCGGCGTGAACCTGACGCCAGAGGCCAGCGCGGCCTGGTGGAGCGATTATCTCGATTGCTTGGCGGACCTTCCCGAAGCCGCCCTTGAGGCCGGGATGCGGGCGCATATCCGCTCCGGGGCAGCGTTCATGCCCAAGCCCGGCGAGCTGCGCAACCTGGCGCTGACGACCGTTAACCCGGCCGTGAAGGCGTTTGAGCGGGCGAGGGCGGCCCTCGAATGGCAACCCCCTAAGACCTACGACCCCACGCCGGTTTCCATAACGCCCCGAGTTATGCGGCAGGAGCCGCCGCCGGAGGACAAACAGCGGGTCCGCCAGATGTTCGCCGACTTCGCCGCCCACATCGAAACCCGCAAGAAGCCCGTGGAGAGCCCGTTCAAGTGCAAGGCCAAGGTGGACGAGACGGGAATTACGCCGGAGCTGCGGGCGGTCATGGAACGCCGAGCAGAGGATGACGCCGCATGATCTACGACACCCCACAAGAAATCGAGACCGCAGCGAGGCGGGCGCTCAAGGACACCGACGCAGACGGAGAACAGCTCGCTCGGCTGGCGCTGGAGCTGATCATCGATCTCGCCGAACTGTTGACGAAGGAGCGCGCCGCATGACCTCGCCCTCGATGCTTGAGGCAGCGCTCGCCTACGCCCGCATGGGCTGGGCAGTTTTCCCGGTGGGGGAAGATTGTCGGAGGCCGCTCGTCGCCGGAGGGTGTCATTCCGCCTCGACAGACGAGCGAACAATCCGACAGCACTGGTCACGCCCCGCCAACCTTGCCCTCGCCACGGGTAAGGCTTCAAGAGTGTTCGCGCTGGACGTGGATGTGAAGGGGGATGACGGTCTCGAAACGCTCGCGGCGCTCGAAGATGAATTCGGGGGCCTACCGACGACGTGGGAGTCGGAAACGCCATCGGGCGGCCGTCATCTGTTCTTCCGCCAGCCAGACATTGAACTGCGCAATCGCGTAGGCTTTGCGCCCGGCCTGGACATTCGAACGACGGGGGGATCGGTTGCGTTGCCCCCCTCGCGAAAGAGCAACGGTGGATACCGCTGGCGCGTGGAACCGGAGAGCGGGCCGATGGCCGACGCGCCTTCGTGGTTGCTCAGGCTCATCGCTCCCCCACCGCCCGCGCCGCGTTACGTTCCCCGGAGTTCGCCTCCAACTAGTGACCGATATGCGCAAGCCGCACTGGACGGCGAGTGCCGCGAAGTCGCGTTGACCAAGAGCGGGCGTAACCAGCGGCTCTTTCAGGCGGCCGCCAGGCTGGGCGAGCTTTTTGCCGCCGGCCTGTTGAGGAGGGAGGCAATTGAGGCGTCCCTTGAGGCGGCGGCGGTCGCCTGCGGGCTTCACACCGACGATGGCGGCTTTCCTGGGATCGCGGCCACAATAGCAAGCGGGCTTCGGCGCGGCTTGGACAATCCGCGCGGCCCCCGCTCCGACGTTTCGCCACAACTTCGCGCACAACGGCAAGGACGCGCCGCATGAAACCCACCCGAGCCACCCTTGTTTCAGATCCGTTCCAGACGGTTGAGGACAAATGCTGGCGAGTTGCAGCGGGTGTCATCCTCGAAGGCCAACGCAGCGGCGGGGTGATTTTGGTTCTCGGCGATCATCCCAAAGATGATCTGAAACGAGGCGACACAGTCAACGCCCGGTATGAGGCCGGGGAATGGAGGGTAGTTTGATGAGCGCTGAAGACAAGCCAGCCTTTGAGGTCAGGGCGGACGGAAGAGTTTTTAAAATCTGGGCGGATGGCCACGTCACGGGTTTCGGCGGCGCGGCGATCATCATCAACCGCATCCCGGTTTTGCTTAATCAGGCCATTGCAAAGGCCCGTGCCGGGGAATGGAGGGTGGGGTGAGTTGGACTTGGAGGGATGAACTTGACCTCGCGATTTACAATTGGGTCCGACGCTTCCTGCGAAACATCGAGCGGCGGTTGCCGATGAGTTTCGGTAAAATAGACCGCGCTTCTATGCGCTGGGCCAAGGGCGTTATTGAGGCCGAAAACCAATAGAACTTTAGCCCAAATCACGATACGATTCAACAACATCAGGTCGGGGAAGGCCAATGGGAAAGAAGAACCGCCGCAGGGGCCCTACTGACCCCGCCGAGATCGCAAGGTTGAGGGCTGAAAACGAGCGGCGAGGGCGCATTGACCCCAAGCTCTGGGGCGTCAACGACGCATCCCTGACCCTGCCGGCCAACAGCTCGATCCGCTCGGAGGCCGAAACGCGGACCAAGACCCGCCGCGTTCACCGGTATGACGGGTTCGCGCTGTTGCTCAGCCGGGACGCCATCACCGCCCCTCAGGAAGCCGCTGTGAGGCGCTTGGAGGAGCTGGTGGCTATCCGATACCGCGTGGACCGTGCGCGGGCCTCAGACGAGCGTGTGGACCGTTCGGCAGTATCCCCAACCCCGATCACCGACGCCAGCATGCAAGCCTTGACAGACATCGAAGACATCGGCCACGGGACCGGCCAACATTCGATGGGCCTGCTGCTGGCCATTCTTGAGCCCCAGGTCAGGACAGGGCAGGTGATCAACTGGCGAGCGGCGGTCAAGGACTACGCCGGAGAGCCGTTCCCGCACGGCCAGGTCGCGCTGGTCAGGGCCGCGTGTGAGAACCTGCGGCTGGCGCTGGTGGCGTGGGACAATAGATCGAGGAGGGCGGCGTGACTAGGTTCCTTGCGAGGGCGGCATTGGTGTGGATTTGCCTAGTGACCGCCGTGACCCTCTTGATTACGGGCACCGTCGCGTTGCTGCGCGCCGTGCCGATGTGGGCCTCAACGCTGATCATCGTGGCAGTGTCGATCATCCCATTTGCCTTGGCCGTGGCAAACGCATGGCGCCCAAGCCCGCAGCGGTAGCTCAACAGGATAGAGCAACGGGCTTCGAACCCGTTGGTTGGGAGTTCGAATCTCCCCCGCTGCGCCACATCTAGCGTGGTTCACTTTTCGTGCCCCCAACCCCTTGACGCCGAGTATTCCGTAAGGTACGCATATCCCTAACGGGCGTATTGCGCCCACAGAAGCACCTGATGAGGGTCGGCGCGGCGAGTTCGCGCCGCTGGACCGGACAACCCCGCCCCGGCGGACAAAACCACCAGACGCCAATCGCCTTTCCAGAAATCGCGCCCTTACCCAGCCGACACACCTCCCATCGCAAAAGAGCGGCTAGAGGTTCGTGGCGCGAGACTCCATTGCAGCAGCGGCGTGGATGGACACGCGGCTACGGTCCCCGTCACAGTGGAAGGCTGAGAGCAAGTTCGGACGACATCCTAGCTGCCATGCACAAGCGGGTTGCGGCGAAGAGAATCCCGACTAGCACCCCGCTTTACGGACAGCCGGTATCAAGCCCGGCCTGCTGCAATACCCCACCCCACGTGGGCGCTACGGTATCCCATCAGGAGGAAGCGCCCCGTTCAGCATCATCTGAACGGCGACGGAGATAGGCCCGCTGATCCTGGTGACGCCGCGCTCGTAGTCTCTGATGGATTGACCAGGCTCCTTGCCCCCCAAACGCAAGGCCCTACCAAGTTCGGAGGCCTTCAGAGGGCGGCCCTTGCCCCATAGCTCGCCGAGAGTACGGCGGGCCTCGTGAAGTTCGTCTGGCGTCATCATAGGGAGCGAGGCGCGCAGCCGAGGCGATTGGGGTTGTTGCGGCGCATCTTCGCCTTGTGCCGGCGCGCGTGGGAGATGGCGCTGGGCGTATTTCGCCAAGCCTGGATTTCGGCTTCTTCGGCCGCCTTCTGTTGCAGGGCCGAGGTCGTGCCGTCGTAGGCGTCGAGCCATTCGGCGGATTGGCGCGGGTCCCGTGGTTCTCCGTCTACGGCCGCCCGAAAGCCATTCATGCGGTCTGACAAAACGCGGTCTGACACTTGTTTTCCTCCTCTGGGCGTTGCCCCGATAAGGACACCATACGCCAGTCGAGCTGATGGTCAACACGAAATCCGCACGGTATACGGAATTAGTGACCATTCTATCCGTACCCCACCCCGCATGGGGAAAGACCTGACGGTCATTGCGGGCCAATCAGGCCGGGGAAAAGCCGATCAGGGCCTCAAGGTCGCCCGGACACAGGGTGCGGCTTGCTCGCCAACCGCTACCCTCGCGTTCAAAGTCGCCGGGGCGAACGTCGTAGAAAAACGAGGAGCTGCGCGCGAAAGCCGGGTCGAAGTGGGCCGGTAGGGTTCCGACGACTTGGCCGTGCTGAGTAACGGGGACACGGCCTGTCGGGATTTGATCGGCCAGGCCAGCTCGCCGCAACGCCTCAGCGATCCCGACCTTTTGAACCATCCTGTGTGAAAACTTGATGCAGCGCCCGTCGTTGAGATCGAAGGTCACGGTGTCGTTCAAGTAGTCGATGTGCGTTTTCATCCGCGACTTTTACCATCGGTCGGCGGGCCAACTCAACAGAAGTGTGGAAGCCCATGCGCGAAGACGACTTCGCCGAACGTGCTGTCCTTGCACTTGAGCGGATAGCCGACGCCCTCTCAGTGATCGTCGGCATTTTCATCGCGTCTGAACCGGAAGACGAAGACGAACCCGTCATCCACGCCGAACACGGGACGCCGCAGTGAGCGCCAAGCCGGTCAGCCTCAGCTCACACCGCAACAAGGTCGAGGCCAGGCGCAAACGCACGCTGGCGAATGATCTGGTCCGCCGTGTCGGCAAGATGGTGCGAGATGAAGACATCCGGGCTTACGCGGTCGTCGGCATTGGTTCGGATGGCGGCGCTTACGCACTTTGGGACACCGGCGCGGTTCTGCCGATGTGGGCCTTCGCCGATACCGTCGCGCACGTCCTGCGCACGGACATCGTGCAGTCGGAAATCAAGGACGATTGGCGCCCGAATCTGACGCTCAAGGGCACCAAGTGACCACAACCCTTCTCCTCCTCGCATGGGCAATCCTCATGCGCTGGGTGAGTGAATAGCTGATCTTTTATCAGAGAAATCAAACATGGCCCGAGGCGGAAAGCGCGAAGGAGCCGGAAGGCCAAAGGGCGCGGTGAACAAGGTCACTGCGGATATTCGCGAGGCGGCTCAGGAATACAGCCAAGAGGCGCTGCAAATCCTGATCAGCGTGGCCCGCAACAGCGACAGCGACGCAGCCAAGGTCGCGGCGGCCAACAGCGTTCTTGACAGGGCGCACGGCAAGCCCGGCCAGAGCATTGAGTTGGACGCGAACGTCAGCGCCACGGTCCAAGAGGTGAGGCGAACCATTGTCGACCCTCGACATACCGACAGCTAGGGCATTCACCCCGCTACTCGCGCCCGCTCGCTATAAAGGCGCTTGGGGTGGTCGGGGCTCCGGCAAGTCGCACTTCTTCGCGGGCAAGCTGATCGACGACAGTCTCTACGAGAAGGGCCTGCTGTCTGTTTGCATCCGCGAGGTTCAAAAGAGCCTCAAGGAGTCGTCAAAACGCCTGATCGAAAGCAAGCTGAGTGACTTCGGGCTTGGCGAGGCTGACGGTTTCAAGGTCTTCAAAGAGGTGATCCAGACACCCGGAGACGGTGCGATCATCTTCCAGGGGATGCAAGACCACACCGCCGAAAGCATCAAGTCGCTTGAGGGCTTCATGCGCTCGTGGGCCGAGGAGGCGCAATCGCTTTCGGCCAACAGCCTGAAACTGCTGCGCCCGACCATACGGGCTCCCGGATCGGAGTTGTGGTTCTCGTGGAACGCGCGCCGGAAGGTTGATCCGGTTGACCTGATGCTGCGCGGACCAGAGGTCCCGACTGGCGCCGTCGTCGTAAACGCCAATTGGCGAGAGAACCCGTGGTTTACCGCAGAGCTTGAGCAGGAGCGCCAAGACTGCCTGCGCATGACGCCGGATGACTACGACCACATCTGGGAAGGTGGCTACGTGACCGTCACCCAGGGAGCTTACTACGCAGCTAGCTTGGTCCTCGCCAAGAAGGAGGGCCGTATCGGGAACGTGGCCCGCGACCCGAACATGCAAGTCCGCACGTTCTGGGACCTTGGACGTAAGGATCACACCGCCATCTGGGTTGCTCAGTTCGTCGGGCGTGAAATCCGTGTGATCGACTACATCGAGGGCAGCGGCCAGCCGCCCGCATTCTACTTCGACCAACTACGCGAGCGCGGCTATCGCGGCTGCATGGTGTGCCTGCCTCACGACGGGTCGCGTGTTGGACCGGAGAACAGCACCGGCCGATCCTACGAGGATCAGGCTCGGGATGCTGGATTTGATGTCGAGGTCGTTCTGAACCAAGGGGCGGGCGCGGCCATGCTCCGCATTGACGCAGGCCGCCGTCTGTTTCCCCGCATCTGGTTCAACGAAACGACCACGGAAGCGGGACGTGGGGCGCTGGGTGCTTACCACGAGCGCAAGGACGACAAGCGCCAGATTGGCCTTGGACCAAACCACGATTGGTCATCGCACGGCGCTGACGCCTTCGGATTGATGTGCGTCGCCTACGAAGAGCCCCGCCAGAAGCGGGAAGCGCGCCGACCGCAGCAAGCCGGTTCATGGATGGGGATGTGAATGAAGGGCATCGTCAGACAAGTCCGGTTACCTGATGGCCGCGTCATGGATTGGGCCGTTGGCTCGGTCCGTTACGTGCCGCCGCGCGAGTGGATGGCGTTCAATAGCAAAACCCAGAGCTGGTTCTTGAACATGGGCCATTTCGAGTATGTGCCGCCCGCAGACGCGACGCGTGAAGAGTTAGCGTCGGTGGGGATGTGATGGCCGATACGAAGTCGCCCGCCCGCAAAATCCCCGAAGGCTACGAAGACGAAGCCGCCTTCCTCAAGGAGGCCCGCGAGCGCTTTCAGGAGGCCGTTGACGCTGACCGCGAGAACCGTGACGCGGCGCTTGAAGACCTGGAGTTCCTGGCCGGCAAGCAATGGGATGACAGCGCGCTCACCAGCCGCAAGGGCCGCCCCTGTCTGACCATCAACCGCCTGCCGCAGTTCGTGGCGCAGGTCGTCGGCGACATTCGCATCAACCGGCCTGCCATTCGCGTTCGCCCGGCCGAAGACGCCGACAAAGACCTTGCCGAAATCCGCGAGGGCCTGATCCGCGCCATTGAGCGCAGCTCGGATGCGCAGGGCGTCTATGCTTCCGCCGGTCAGTCGCAGGTGGGCTGTGGGATCGGCAACTACCGCGTCAGCCTTCGCTATGCCTCGGAAGACGGCTTCGACCGTGACATCGCCGTCGAGCGCATCCCCAACCCGTTCGCGGTTGTCTGGGACCCGTTCCTGATCGAGCCCACGGGCAGGGACGCGCGCTACTGCTTCGTGCAGGACGATTGGCCCCGCAAGGCGTTCGAGGCGCAGTATCCGGACGACAAGCCTTCGGAGCTCGACGTGCCGCTCCTGCAAACGCAGGGGTGGATGACGACCGACACGGTGAAGGTGACGGAATACTGGGTCATCAAGACCCAGCCGTTGAAGCTGGCGCTGCTGGAGGGCGGCGTTGTCGTTCCCGAGGACAAGCTGCCCAAGGGCGTGAAGCCGGTTCAGACCCGCACGGCACGGCGCAAGACGGCCTGCATGTACCTTATCACCGGCCACGCGATCCTTGAGGGGCCGTTCGAGCTTCCCATCGACCGGGTTCCGATCATCCGCGTGCCCGGCTGGGAGATCAACGTCGGGGAGAAGAAGGTTCGCTTTGGCCTGGTCCGGTTCGCGAAGGACCCGCAACGGCTGATGAACTACTGGCGCTCGGTGTCGGCCGAGATGCTGGCGCTGGCGCCGAAGGAAAAGTGGCTCGCCCATTCGTCGCAGCTCCCGGAGGATCGCGAGGACGATTTCAGGAACGCTGCCAAGTCCGACGACCCGCTGCTGATCTACGAAGGCCAGCCCGGCAATCCGCCGACCCGCACCGCGCCGCCGCAAATGCCCGCCGCCGTGCTTCAGGAAGCGGCGCTGAACTCGCAGGACATGAAGGATGTCACCGGCCTGCACGACGCAAGCCTTGGCGCCCGGTCCAACGAAACCTCCGGCAAGGCCATCCTCGCCCGCCAGAAGGAAGGCGATGTCGCCACCTACGTCTATCACGACAACCTTCAGGCGGGGATCGCCGAGGGCGGACGGGTCATCAATCAACTGATCCCGGTTGTGTACGACACGGCCCGCACGATCCGCGTTGTGGGCGAAGACGACGCGACCAAAGTCCAGAAGATCAACGACCCGAACAACCCGCAAAGCATCGACATCAACAAGGGCAAATACGACATCGTTGTGGAGGCCGGCCCGTCCTATTCGACCAAGCGCGTCGAGGCCGCCGAGTCGATGATGCAGTTCATTCAGTCGGTCCCAGCCGCCGCGCAGTTCGCGGGCGACCTGATCGCCAAGGCGATGGACTGGCCGATGGCTGACGTTCTGGCCGAACGGCTGAAGAAGACGATCCCGCCGCAGGTTCTACAGGGCGAGGAGGGCGCGCAACCGCCGCCCCCGCCCGATCCCGCTGCGCAGCAAGCCCAGCAGATGCAGATGCAGGGTGCGACCCTGGAGCTTCAGGAGAAGGAGGCTGCGGTCAAGCAGGCTCAGGCCAATGCGGCGAAGGCCGAGTTCGAAGCCCAGAAGGCCGAACTCGAGCTGACCGCGATGCAGATGCACGGCATTGCTGGCGACCACACTTTCGGTAAGGCGGCTGAGCGCGAAGCCCAGAACGCCGCGAAATTCGGGCAGGGCTCCCCAACCCCTGGACAACCCGCAACGGGCGCGACGGCCGCGTAACAGCCGACGCTTCAGGCGCACATGACAGACACCGAAACCGGGGCGGCTGAAGCCGCCGCCGAAGACACCACCCTTGACTCTCAGGTGGCCGACGACACGTCGGAAAATGAGGAGCAACCCGGCGAAGATGCAGCCGCCGCGACCGAAGAAGGCGAGGACGCTCCCGCGCCCAAGCCCAAGAAATCGGCGCAAGAACGCATCAATGAGCTGACCGCCAAACAGCGGGAAGCCGAACGCAGGGCCGCCGCCGCCGAAGCGCGGCTCGCGGAACTGCAACAACCGGCCAAAGAGCCGCAAACCGATGGCAGGCCCGATCCCGAGAAGTATCCGGGCGGCGTTTACGACCCCGATTACATCGACGACCTGACCGACTGGAAGGTTGAGCAGGCTGTCGAGAAGCGGACGAAGGAAACCGCCCAGCGTCAGACGCTACAGTCCAAGGTCAAGACCTTCGAGGAACGGGTTTCACAAACCTTCCCCGATGGCGAGCCCGATGGCCTGTCTGCGTTCCGCGATCTGCCGACCCTGCCCCCGGCCCTGAACGAAATCCTGCTGGAATCCGAAGTCGGCCCGCAACTTGCGGACTACTACGGCTCCAAACCCGGTGAACTCGCCCGCCTCTCGGCCATGCCGCTTTCCCTCCAGGCTCGCGAGATCGCCAAAGTTGAAATGGGCCTTAGCGCCCCTAAAGCAAAAACCGTCACCTCGGCTCCCGAGCCGCCGCCCACCAATCGCGGCCACAACGGGCAGTTCAAGGTGGCTCCCGATACGGCCGACTTCGCTTCCTTCGAGAAGCAGTACGGCTGATCCCCACAGCAGCGTCGCGAGACGCCGCCCCTCCCTTAGATGGAACCCTAAGCCATGAGCAATGCTCTGCTTTCCCCCAAGGTGTATTCCAACACCTTCCTGAAGTTGCTGAAGAACAGCGTCGTCCTGCCCAAGCTGGTCACGACGGAGTTCAAGGACGAATTCCGTAAGGTCGGTAACACCGTTTACGCCAAGCGCGTGCCGGAGTTCACCGTGCGCGATGGCGCGGTCGCCCAGGTGCAAGACGTGGTCGAAGGCGAAATCGCCGTCACCATCGACAAGCAAAAGGGCATCGACGTTGAGTTCACCTCGGTTGAGGACACCCTCACCGTCGATAGCCTGCTGAAGTCGAAGGCGATGAACGCCGCCGCCGCTCAGCTCGCCCAGCAAGTCGATTCCGATCTGCACGCCCTTACCGCCAAGTTCTACAACTGGGCGGGCACGCCGGGGCAGGCCATTAACTCCTACGCCGACCTCACCGCTGGCCCGCAACGGCTGGACGAAATGGCCGTCGAGCAGGACGGCCGAATTGGCCTTCTGCATCCGTCCGACGCGTGGGCCATGCTGGGCTCACTGTCCGGCCTGACCGCGCAAACCAAGGAAGCCACCGACGCGCTGACCCGCGCCAAGCTTCCCATGCTCGGCAACGTCGATTGGTACTCCACCCAGAACGCCGGGACGGTCACGACCGGAACGCGCACGGGCGGCGCGGTCGATGGCGCCAACCAGAACGTCACCTACGCCTCGGCGAAGGATGGCAACTGGACGCAGACCATCGTCCTGAAGACTCTCGGTGCCTCGAAGACCGTGACGGCGGGCGAGGTCTTCACCATCGCCAACGTCTATGAGGTCAACCCGCGCTCCAAGGTTTCGACGGGCCGCCTTCAGCAGTTCACGATCATCAACTCGGACACCTCCACCAGCGGTGGCGCTCTGACGGCGACGATCTCGCCGCCGATCATCGCTTCGGGGGCGTTCCAGAACGTGGATTCGGCCCCGGCCGACTCGGCGGCTCTGGTGTGGATGGGCGATGCGACGGCGACCAACACCGACGCCACGACCTACAAGTACGGCACGATCTTCCGCAAGGAAGCCATCGCGCTGGTGTCGGCCAAGCTGACCATGCCGTTCACCGGAGAGGCCGATTACTCGACCGATCCCGACACCGGCCTGACCGTCCGCTACTGGCGCTCGTCCGACTCGACCAACGACACGCACATGCACAGGTTCGACATCCTGTACGGCGTGAAGATGGTCGATCCTCGCCGTGGCACGCGCCTCAGCGGCACCGCCTAACCTTTCCCCAACAGCTAGCGGGCGGTCTTAGCGGGCCGCCCGCCTCATTTTGAAGGACAGCCATCATGGCTCGCCAACTCTCGAAGAATAACGGCATCAGTCTCGGCCAATCGGCCTCCGATGTCGTGGGCTTCCACGGGGCCACGCCCATTGCCCAGATGACCGTTACCACGGCCCCGGCCGCCACGGCCGCGACCAATAGTTCCCCCTACGGCTTCAGCCAGGCGCAAGCCGACGCGATCGTCACCTGGATTCGCGCCGTCGATGCCCACCTGAAGCTCAAGGGCATCATCGCCTCCTCGTAACTCAGCGGGGGCTTCGGCCCCCGTCCTTTCCTGAAAATCAAAGCCTGCCCGGAGCGATGAATGGTCACGACCTGTCGCGACATCATCACGCGCGCCTATCGCATGGCCGGAGGGCTGCGCGATCAGCGCCGTGGGCTCGACGCCACCGATGCGTCCACCGCGCTCGCGGACCTGCAAATGCTGGTCCTGTCGCTGCCGGGCATGACGCATTGGACGGAGGTCGATACCGCCGTTGATTACACGGCGGGCGAGAACGAGCGCGTCCGCGTCACCTCGGCAAATCCGACCGTCGTCACCATACCGGGCTCGGTCAGTTCGGCGCGGAAGGTTCTCTACTGCTGCAATCAGGTCTCGCTGGCCTGCGAGGGCTATGACGACCGCGCCCCCAAGGACGGGGCCAGGGTCGCGGTTTCGGATGAGCTGTCCGACACCCAAGCCATCTACTTCTATCGCTCCGACATCGCCCAGTGGACCCGCGCCGATGCGCTGACGCTGGCGAGCGAAATTCCCCTGAACGCGGACATGGACCTTTACCTCGCGGCGCGTCTGGCGGGGCTTCTCTGCACCGCTGACGCCCAGCCGGTTCCGCCGCTGACGGCCGCGTTGATCACCGAAAGCACCCAGAAGATGCGCGCCCGCTACGGCAAGCGCCAAGGGGTCGCGGTCGATACGGCGCTGCTGCGCACCTCCTCAAATCCATACGGCGGCCTGCAATGAGCGTTCAGGTCAACTTGCCCGCGCGCACCGCCGCCACTGACCTTACCGGCCCGACCGGACCCCAGGGCGACAAGGGCGATCCGGGCGGCAACGTCCTGTCGGTCGGCCTGTTCACGGCGGGCTCGACATTCACCATCCCGGCCGGAACCGACCTCGTTCAGACGAGCGGGCACGGTAGCGTCGGGATCGGTCGTGCGCGCTACGCGTATGACGCCACGGTTGACGCCGCCTACGTCACCGCAAATCCCTATTCGTCGTTCCGAGACGCGACGGGGCGGGGATTCAAGCTCAATGAAGAGCGCCCGTCGCTCCACATGTTCGGCGCGCGAGGCGACGGGGCGACCGATCAGTCCGCCCGCATCAATGCCTGGATCAGCTACCTCGCGGCTAACGGAAAAGCTGGCGTCTGGAACCGCGACACCGCCGCGTGGCGCACCCAGACGGTCGTTTTCCAAAACAACACCCACTTCAGCATCGAGCCGAACAGCACCATCGAGGCCGCGAGCGGCGCGGTGCGGGTGTTCCAGCTAAGTGCGGTATCCAACTGCTCGGTCATCGCCGGTCCCAATGTCACGGTCGATGGCCGCAGCATAACCACCTCCAACGTCTGCCACATGGTGGGCGCGACGAACATCTGGCTCCAGGGCCTGAACGTAAAGGGCTCGGGATCGGGCAAGGACGCGTTCTACGTCGGCAACAAAGACGGCACGACCACTGGATACTGCGAGCGCGTCAGGCTGATCAACTGCACCGGGGATGTCGCCGGCCGCAACACCCTCAGCATCGTCTCCTGCGTCGATTTCTACGCGCTGGGTTGCGACTTCAAGGGCGCGGGCACGGCGCCAGGCGCGGGCTGCGACATTGAGGCCAACAGCTTCAACGACATTATCCGCCGCATCACCTTCGAGAAGTGCCGGTTCCACGACAACACCAACTGGGGTGCGGTTGTGGAATTTGGGACCGACATCACCTTCATCGACTGCGACGTTTACAACAACGGCAACGGCGGCATCGGCGTCGCCAACGGCGGCAACGCGCTTCAGTCGGGCTTCCGCCGAGCCAATTATGAAATCGTAGCGATCACCGCCGTCGATATGACGGTCGGGAAGCTGACGGTTTCCAGCACCGCGAACCTGCGCGCGGGGATGCTCATTTCGCTCGCTACGCGAGGCACGGGCGTCTTGCCGACTGGCCTGACCGCGACGCGATACATGATCTACGCGGTGACGGGCTCCGACATTTACGTTTGGGCGACGAACACCAGCGGCCAGATCACATCGTTCAGCAGCAACGGTTCGGGCACGCTGACCTCCGACCCGGAAACATCGGAAATCTACGCCCTCGTTTATTCCGACGACTCCTCGGGCAAGGTAAAAATCCAGAACTGCCGGATTTACGGCAACAATCAGACCACGATCAACGGGGAGGTGTACGTCGCGACATCTTCCGATGTGACCGTCGAGAATTGCCTAATCAGCGCGACCGTCGCGGGGGCATATGGGGTCAACTGCACATATGGCCGCAAGCTCAGGATACGACACAACCACATCATAAGCACCGCCGCGACCGGCATCGCTCAAGGCATCCACTTCGGTCTGTGCTCCGATGTTGTCGAGGAGGGCAATTCTGTCCGAGGTTTC